TTCCAATAGTGCTGTGACTATTGTAGGGCATATAGTCCGGTGGCTCAAATATTCGTTGGCATTTTACCCAAAGTGGCTCAAGTCCATTTTAGCATTCACAATTATTATATTCGAAAGCAGGAAAAACAATGAAGATCATACCCTTCATAAATCAATTATTGAGTTACTTTCAAATGGAACGGAGTATTCGCGAGACCACGAGTTCGATTGCATTGCAGGTGTATATTTTAATGACAAATGGGTAAAATCTGATTGCAGACGCTCATACTATTGCTTAGAATTGGCAGATATTATAGCTTATCCAATTTATCAATTCCTATCTACTGGGAGAAGCTCTGATATCTTTGAAGCAGTAAAGCCAAAAATCTTTGGCTTCAATGAAGGCAGGCTAAATTATGGATTAATAAAGCTGCCAAAAAAAAGGCGGCCGTAGCCGCCTTCCGCGTGGTTTAACACCAGGCCATTGTGTACCATAGTACTATCCTTCCACAAGATTGTAGAAGCTGTATCTATATAATACACCTAAAAAATTACATTTATGTTACCATTGTGTTACATTCAATTAATGTTGTCCATCTCCTTTTCTTCTGTTCTTCCCTCCAATACACCTGCAACTCCGTACAGCTCAACCATGTATTATGGTATTTATTCACTCCTACATGCCTATACCACCGTGTGATGATCAAGTCCGTGAGCCTTGGCCAAATTATTCAATATCAAACGCCTATGAAAAAATGCAACACGGGCGTTTTGTATTAAAAACACTGTGCCGCTCCCCAGCGTTTTACAGATCGAGTATTCTTTGGAACACATTGTCAACCATTATGGACGCCCTCTCGGCATCGCCGTCGACCACATGTTGGTAGATACCGGTATCCATAGCGGCAGAATGCCCGACCATTGGCTTTAGTAAGGGTTCCGGTATATCCGACTTCACCACGGAAATCATAGTATGCCGGAGCTCGTGTATACTGCTTTCGATACCGTGCTGTTCACGGTAAGATTGCCACTGGTTATATAAGTTATTTGTATTTATCACGCTACCAGCGGGTGACGGAAAAATCCAGGGGGATATAATCCCGGCTTTTTTTAACAATGCCTTCTGCGCCTCAATCTCAGCCAACATAAGGCTAGAGAGGACAATGTAGCGTTGGGCATTCTCGTTCTTGCCTTGAGTCACTTTTTGGGTTGAGGAAATGGACCGTTTGATGTGCAGAACGTTGTCCTGGATATCTTCCCATTGCAGGCCGCACAGCTCGCCACGGCGTAACCCGGTGAGCACGATGAACCGCCAGGCATGGATATAGAAGCATCTCTCCTGCTTTCCCCAATGCGTGATATGGTCAACACGGAAGAGCGTTTTCAACTGATCCGGCTGCAGGATCTTCCGCTCTCCCACCGGTGCGTTACGCGGGATGGCCAGCAACTCTGGGCGCTCCATATCCACACGGTTTTTCCTGGTATAGCGATACAAAGACGTGATTGTTCCGCGTATATTTTCACATGTTTTCTTTGACAATCCCTTCTCGCCGGCCGCGGTGATGCAGTTTTGCCAGTGCTGAATGGTGATAGATGCAATACGCCGGTTTCCCAGTTCCGGGAGTAGGTATAACCGGCCGATTGATTCAATTTTTATATAATTAGCCTCGCTGGTGGTGCGCTTGACCTCTTTTAAGTGATCGGCCCAAAGCTCATCCAGACGCGGGTTCGACAAAAAATCGACTTGTTCTTCCAGCCAGGCGTCAGCTTTGCGCTCACAGGCGATCTTACCTTTACGGCCTTTGATGGACGAATAAAACGACTTACGCCGCCCATCCTTTTGCACATGGATACGCCAGAGCTGTCGGTTTTCAATCCATATGGCTTCATTTTTCCTGATCGGCAATTTATAGCACCTTCTTTATAGTTCGCCGTTGTCCCGCATTTTCATGAATTTTGCAAACTGCTCGATTTCTTTAAACTGCTCGTCAGTCATTTCACCGTCAAAGAGCATAGCGCGTACAATATCTTTCCCGAACTGGTTATACCGTTGATGCGTCGCTTCCATATTATCCAGTTGCTCCTGTGAAAAGCCCATCGGGTTGTCAGGTTTTGCCATGTGATTCGTTCCTTTCCGGCGGCAAGCCTAATTACTATTTTCTTGCATCATACCAACAATCTACTTTTATCTCAACACCTAAGATATGGAAACGCCATTCCATATTTTGCGGTTGACGCATCCGGGTGTTCGGTGTATACTGCGAAACACAAACACATGTTCGCCTATTGGGAGGGTGGTAGTAGTGACAGAGAAGCAGAAAGAGAACATCAAGATTGAAGAGTACCGCCAACACATTAAGGAAATGGTCGATAAGGTAAAGGATCCGCAGCAGTTGCGAAAGATATATTGGAATATCGAAGCGCTACTTACCGGTAAGATCAAAGCATAAAGCCGCTGGTGCGGCTTATTTTTTTGCAAGATTATCGATGACTGTTTCTAGCGCAAGCCACGCTTCACGGGGCATTTTTGCAAACTCAGTAAAAACGCGCTTTGCAAACTCGTTATCGCTGTTCATGATATTGGTTAGTTGGTTTAAAACGCTGATATCTTCTGGCGTATAAACGGGTTCGATGCCCTCAGTCAGCCAAAAATAGGAAACATTGAATTCTCGGCAGATAAGTTTGATTGTCTGCTCTGATGGATTGTTTGTGCCAGTTTCAAGCATCGAAACCGAACCACCAGAAATACCAATTCGTTTGGCAAATTCGCGTTGGTTTAGTTTGGCATTGTTTCGTATGAAAAGTATGCGTTTTCCGATTGAATCCATAAATGTCCCTCCTTAATTTAAAAGCATTATATCAAATGTAAGTTAATTTAGCAAGCAAATTCATGTTGACAATGCTAATTAAATGATTTACTATGATAACATAGTTAGCAACGGGAGGTGATCAGAATGACTGAGGATCGGACAAAGGAGCATATTGCAGCGGATGTTGATGAAAAGTTTGCTGACCTTACGGAGGAAGCGCAAAACGCTGCCGCGATCTTCGCGGAAGGCATGATAGCCGGTATGACGATCAAGAAAACCGCATAAGGCGGAAATGGAAAGGAGGGGATCCCATGGCAAAACCACACGCGAAACTAAGAGGGCTGATGATGGCCAACGATTACACCATGCCTCAACTTGCCAGAAAGCTCGGACTCGGAAAATCCGCAATGAGCGAACGGCTGAACTACCACAGAAATGGTTTCACACTGGATGAAGCCTACACGATCATGCGGCTATTCAAGGTTCCTAATGAACAGCTGCATGAGATCTTCCCGCCGAAGGCATGAAAACGTTTGTTTGTATACACAGGCGTATTGCAAAGGACGCGGGGGACTACTGGTTGGCGAGACTGGGAAATATCAACGAAAGGAGGGTGAATGTTGAAACAATACCTGACACTGATCATCGCCGCATGGCTGATGCTCTCCCTGGCATGGGCAGCCGACGCGACAGCGCAAGACATGCAACTGATCGGTACTGCAACGGTAAACGTCCGACGAGGTGATCTGAACGGCCGTAAATACCCTGATGTCCACAGCCCGAAGGTCGCGTGGTTCCAGGATGGCGAGATGATCAGCATCTATGAGATCCAATGCGAATGGGTGCTGACCGAAGGCGGAGAGTACGGAACCTGCTGGGTGAATATAAGCTACCTGATGACCGATGAAGCCGGCCTATACACCGTGACCGCCAATGGCCGTGTACGGCTTAGGAGCACACCGGATGGTGATGCCATCGGCTGGCTCAAGCCCGGGCAGACTGTGGAGGTGCTGAGCATCTTCGGAGAATGGGCGCGGATGGAGAAGGGCTGGGTGATGGCTGAATACTTGGAAGCAAACAAATAGAGCTTACGCTGTAACGTGAGCCCCATAGGTGACGAAGAAAAATACCTTACTGACATTTTATCACGGACACAGGAGGATTGCAATGAAGATCCATCAACTCGAAATCGAGAATGTGAAGCGCGTAAAAGCTGTGAAAATCACCCCGGCGCAAAACGGGCTGACGATTATCGGCGGCAAGAACGGGCAGGGGAAAACCAGTGTGCTGGACGCCCTTGCCTGGGGGTTGGGCGGCGACCGCTTCCGCCCCAGTGCTGCGCAACGCGACGGCAGTACTCTGCCGCCTAATATCCATATCACCATGAACAACGGTCTGGTTGTGGAGCGTAGGGGGAAGAACAGCGACTTGAAAGTGATCGATCCCAGTGGCGAAAAAAGTGGCCAGCAGCTGCTCAACAGCTTTGTGGAACAACTCGCGCTCGACCTTCCCCGGTTTATGCAGTCCAGCGGGAAAGAGAAAGCTGCCATACTGCTGCACATCATCGGCGTGGAGGATCAGCTTGGAGAACTGGAACGCAGGGAAGGAGAGCTCTACAACCGCCGCCATGCGATTGGCCAGATAGCCGACCAAAAGGAAAAGTACGCCAAGGAGCAGCCGTTTCACCCGGGTGTACCGCAGGAGCCTGTAAGCGCCGCGGAGCTGATCCGGCAGCAGCAGACGATTCTCGCCCGGAACGGAGAGAACGAGCGAAAACGACAGAACCTTAAGCACCTGGAAGAGCAGGCTGCGGAGATACAGCAAAAGCTGGACGAACTGCTGGCAAAGCAAAAAGCGAATGCCACCGATCTGGTGATTGCCCGGAAGTCCGCAGCCGACCTGTATGACGAAAGCACCGCCGAACTGGAAGCGAACATCACGCAGATCGATGAGATAAACCGCAAGGTCCGCGCCAACCTGGATAAGGACAAGGCCGAGGAAGATGCCCGGGAGTATCGCAAGCAGTACGAAATCCTGTCCAGAGAGCTGGACGCTGTACGTGTCCAGAAGACCGACCTGCTGAAAAATGTTGACCTTCCGTTGCCAGAACTGGCCGTACAGGAAGGCGAGCTGCTTTACAAGGGGCAGAAATGGGATTGCATGAGCGGAAGCGATCAGTTGCGTGTTGCCACGGCCATTGTACGCAAACTGAATCCTCGGTGCGAGTTCGTACTGCTTGACAAACTGGAACAGATGGATCTCGATACGCTGACCGACTTCGGAGCTTGGCTGGAAGCGGAAGGGCTGCAGGCGATCGCCACTCGGGTTTCCACTGGAGGCGAATGCAGCATCATCATTACGGACGGCTACACCGAGCAGGAACAACTGCTGCCCCCAACAGGAACAGAGGGGAACACGGCTGCTGCACTGCCGCAATACAAGGAAGGGGTGTTCTGATTGGAGATCATCAAAGGGAAGGTACACAGAGCCCAGAAGGTGGTGCTCTATGGCCCCGAGGGTATTGGCAAGACCAGCATGGCATCAAAATTCCCGGAACCACTATTCTGTGATACTGAAGGTGGCAGTACACATATGGACATTGCTCGTACACCTGCGCCGACCAGCTGGAACATGCTGCTTGCGACCGTGAAGGAAGTCGCCGCAACGCCCGGGCTTTGCAAGACATTTGTACTGGACACCGCGGATTGGGCGGAGCGCCTTTGCATTGAGCACGTATGCAGCACTCACGACAAAAAGGGCGTGGAAGACTTCGGGTACGGCAAGGGATACGTGTTCGTATACGAGGAATTCGGCAAGCTTTTGAACTTGCTGAACGATGTGATCGACCACGGAATCCATGTGGTGATCACAGCCCACGCGCAGCTGCGCAAGTTCGAGCAGCCCGACGAGCTGGGAAGCTACGACCGGTACGAGCTGAAGCTCTCCAAGAAAACAGGGGCGCAGGTCGCCGATATGCTCAAGGAATGGTGCGATATGCTGCTGTTCCTCAATTACAAAACCATTGTAGTCAACGTAGACGGCAACGGCGCGACCAAGGGAAAGAACAAGGCCCAGGGCGGACAGCGAGTGATGTACACCACGCATACCCCTTCCTGGGACGCAAAAAACCGCCACGGCTTGCCGGATGAATTGCCGATGGATTACGGCACGATCGCCGCGCACTTCGGCAACGTTCTTCAGTCAGCTCCGGTAGACACACCTGTGCAAGTGCAAAAGCCGCCTCTAGCCCCACCGGTTATGGAACCGCAGACGGAAGCACAGGGAGAGGACGAACTACCACCGGATCAGTCGATCTCGAATATTCCGCTGGTATTGCGGGACCTGATGAAGCTTAACAATGTGACGGAAGAAGAAATCATGTATGTGGTCGGGCAGAAGGGCTATTACCCGGGCGACACGCCGATTGAAAACTACGATCCGGCATTCGTCAGAGGGGTACTGATCGCCGCCTGGCCGCAAGTGGAAGCCGCCGTACTGAAAAACCGCGAAGATGGGCGATTGACATGCTGGGAGTCAGCGGCTGGTTTCAACTGAAGCTGTCGCCGCTGGAGATCATCTATATCCCGACCGGGCAGCGGATCATGTTCCGGGGTGCCGATAAGCCGGAGAAGTCCAAAGGCGTGAAGCTGCACAAGGGGTATTTCAAATACCTTTGGTTTGAGGAGCTGACCGAGTTCAACGGCATGCAGGATGTACGAACCATCAAAGCGTCCATCCTGCGCGGCTCAAACAAGCATGCGCTGACCCTGTATAGCTATAACCCGCCGATGAGCGCACTGAACTGGGTGAACAAGGAAGCCCTGAACCCGCGCAAAGGCCGCCTGTACCACAAGAGCGATTACCGTAGCGTTCCTAAGGATTGGCTTGGCGAAACCTTCCTGCTGGAAGCGGAAGCGCTGAAACAGTCCAACGAGCGCGAGTACCGGCATATGTACCTGGGCGAGATTACCGGGACCGGTGGACAGGTGTTTGAGAACCTCGACCTGCGAAAGATCAGCCCGGAGGAATGGCAGGGACTGCATGTATACGCGGGACTGGACTTCGGGTTTGCTTCGGATCCTGATGCGTTCGTGCGATGCGCCTACAGCGCAAAGCGTCGAACGCTGTTCATTGTCAACGAGTTTGTGAAGAACGGGCAACAGCCGGATGCGCTGGCCAAAGAGCTGCGTAATCGTACAGGCCACGAAGTGATCACCTGTGACAGTGCGGAGCCGCGGTCCATCGCCGCTCTGAAGACGTTGGGGATGCGGGTTATACCGGCCAAGAAGGGTCCGGATAGCGTAGAGCACGGCATGAAGTGGCTGCAGACGCGGATCAAGATCGTGATCGATCCGGCGAAATGCCCGATTGCTGCGAACGAGTTCTCCGCATACGAATATGACCGCGATAAAGCAGGGAACATCCTACCCAGGTACCCAGATAAAAATAACCATACAATTGATGCGATGCGCTACGCGATGGAAAGCGTGAGTTCGCAGCGCAAGGCGATTGTGCCGAAGTAGGGGAAACTGGATACTGTGTGTTAGTGCAGAAGCTTCTGCATATGAAAAAGGGTGCAATCTCATTCAAGATTGCACCCTGATGTATGAGCGTTTGAGAGCTATTAACTACGCAACATAATCCATGTTGTCCCAAACAAGCAGCGTCCCGGCATCAGCGGGCGGAGCTTCAGTTACATCGGTCATTGTAGTATCAGGAGCCACAGTTTCGGTAGGGGCAACATCTTCATCTTTGCCGGGAACAGCATAAGTGAAGATAGCCCATACAGCAACAGCAACGACAATCACTAAAACAACAACTGTCCAAATGGTTTTTGTTGACACGGGATTCTTTTTGGGTTCAGACACTTTACTCACCTCCTAGAAGTGACTTGCACCTCTGCTAATTTTACAGCGATTTTGTGTTTCGGTCAAATTAAGACGATTATGAAGCAGGCGAACCTGCAGGCTGAAGCGGAGCTTGAGCTGATCAGCAGCACACAGCAGCAGATTATCGACCTTCTGGCCGAATACGCACCGGAATATGACGCGGCCGGGCGTACGCTGGGTGAGCGTCTGATGGCCGGATTCACTGCGGCCGTTGGTACGTTCGGGGATTGGTTTACCGGGTTAGAAGCGCAGGTGACCGGCACTGTTGACCGTATACAGGCTGCCAATGTGGCCGCTGCAGCCAGCAGAACACAGAATTACGATGCGAACGGCAACCCCGTCAGTGGAATCACCATCACGCAGCAGAACACCTTCAACACGCCAGTGGAAACACCGGCCGAAACGGCCCGGCGAATCCGTCAGGCTAATGAAGAGCTCGCCGAACGTATACTGGGGGAATAACAGATGCAGAAGCTGACCTATATCAACCTGAACAATGAGCAGGCAGTGTTCTGTGGGGCACCGTTAGTGCTGGCAAAAATCGAAGGGCTGGGGTTACCGGACCTGCAGATCAGCGCTTTGAACGGTGTATACCAGCAGGGTGAAACGGTCACCGGATACCGGCGTGAAAGTCGTGTGGTTACGGTGACCTTCACGCTGCTGGAAAACAGCCGCACGGCGATGTATGCCAGGCGTATGGACCTGCTGCGTATCCTGTCTCCTGATCGGGCGGTTCGCGGCGACGATCGGGCCATACTGGTCTATGAAAACGATTCTGTTCAGTACATGACCTATGCGGTACCGCTGGGCGGGCTGCAGGCGAAAGACCGCATGATGGATGCACAACCCAATATGAAACTGGAGTTTCGGTGTGAAAGCCCGTACTGGTATGCGATGAACACATCCGCGATTACCTTTGCTTATTCCGGCCAGGGCTTTTCCTTTCCCTTCTCATTCCCGATTGACTTTGGGCGGCGTGATTTTGCCAAAGAGGCAAATAACCGCGGTCATGTGAACGCGCCCGTGGAGATTACGGTGCAGTGCAAAGGCGAGATCCCACGCATTTATAATCGCACTACCGGCAAACGCCTCGCGCTGGTCTCGGCAATTGCTGAAGGCAACACCCTGTACCTGAATACGGATCCGGCACGGTTGAATGCGCGGATCATTGATACAGAGGGCCAGGAAACAGGCGCATTCGGCAGGCTGAGCCTGGAAACGCCTCTGGCGGAGTTTGCGTTGCAGCCCGGCATCAACGAACTGGTATATGAAGCTGGGGGCGCGAGCGCACAGAGCGAGATCGTAGTAATCTGGCGGAATGCCTATGAGGGAGTATAGCGTGAAATCCTTACAGATGATGGATGCCGCATTTGAGAACCTCGGTGAGCTGGCGCAATATGAAAGTGTGCAGATGACCCGCAGCTATTACGGAATCGGCGGTACTAGTATCACGGTGGATCCCCGGGCAAGAAACGCCTCAGTGCTTGTGCCGGGTGTGATCGTATTTTTCAGCGATACGCCGGATAACGCATACCTGATTGAGGATATCTCATCCCATGCCCGGACAAAGATGACAGTGAAGGGCTGCATGCTTAAAGGCTTGGCCAAGCGCCGGATCTGCGTACCGCCGCTGGATGCGGGGGCAAGGCCGTACCAGGACTTCGGCTGGGATCGCTTCACCGGCAGCGCCGAGGGGGCATACCTGCATTTCGCTGATGGAAACTTGGTATCTCCGGATGACAGTGCCCGTGCGTTACCGGGCTTGGTGTTGGCAGATAACCTGGACCGGGGAGTTGTTTTGCCTTGGCAGGCCCGGTTTGATAGGCTAGATACGCTGTTCCAAACCCTGGGGGAAACCACGGAGATCGGCTGGGATATACGCCTCGATCTGACGAACAAGCAGTTTATTTTCCAAGCGTGGGCAGGACAGGACAGGACACAGGGGAACAACCTGTGCCTGATCAGTGAGGAGAACGGGAATGCGGCCGATGTGACCTACAAAGCGATACATTCCGGCAGTGCGACAACGGCATACGTCGGAGGCACAGGTGAGGATGAAGAACGTTTCATCTTGTCCGAAGGCGGCGGCATTCAAGGGCTGGCGCGACGGGAATTGTGGTCCGAGGCCGGCAGCCTGGGGGATCCCGCGCTGCTCACTTTGTATGCACAGAACAAGCTGACCGATAACCAAAGCAAGATCACATTGACTGCCACGCTGATCGATAGCGGCGCATGCCGTTACCGCCGTGATTACGATGTGGGCGACAAGGTACTGCTGTCCGGACGCGGGTACAACACCGGTGTTCGCATCACCGAGATTACCGAAACCCATGAAAACGGATACCGCACACTTAGCGCGACATTCGGGAACGCTCCGGTTAATCTGGGCAAGCTGCTGACAAACCGGCAAAGCGCCGTGAGATAAGGATGTGAAGATATGGCACAGGAAAGATACGGATTTTTCGACAGCTCGGGGGAAGATATACGGAGTTACTCATCGGTTGACATGGCCACAGCGTTTCACACGCTCGCCTCGACCGGTGTAACCAATACCGGAACGAATCTGGCCGTGACCGCCGAGGGCTCGACCATGCGCGTGCTGGTGGGCTATGGCAGCGCCATGATCGAGGGATTCTATTACCAGCTGCGTGATGATGGCGGTGCGGTACAAACTTTTACCCATACCACAGAAGCGGAGCTCGGCCGTATTGACCGCATTGTGCTTCGACTCGATCTGACTGCCCGAACCATATCGCTGGTGAAGCTGATCGGCACGGCTGCAAGCACACCGGAGGCGCCTGCCCTGACTCGCAATGAGGAAACATACGAAATTTCCCTGGCAAAGGTGCTCATCCGGGCTGCCGCTCAGGAACTGCTGGCAAGCGATATCACCGATGAGCGCGAAAACGACGATGTATGCGGCTTGATTGCTCCGGAAGCGCTGCGGCGGGCGACTATCGCCAGATGATCGATGACGCGATTGACCAGGCGCTCGATGAAGAGATGGCAGATGTGCTGCGATTTTCAGCCCAGACACTACAAACCGCCCAGCAGGCGCAGGCACGCGGCAACATCGATGCACAGCAGAAGATAACCGCATCGGGCATGCTCAAGGGCAACGGCGCAGGTGGCGTGTCCGCGGCTGTTGAAGGCACGGATTATGCCGGCATATCCGGGGTGAAACTCATGGCCGCGGAAGCGAGCTCTGATATTCTCTCGTATACAGCCAGTCACGTGTTGGTACTTTCCGATGCAGGACGTCTTATACTCATGAGCTCTGCTTCAGCGCAAACGGTTACCATTCCTGCGAATGCTTCCGTAGCATTTCCCATTGACACGGAGATCGAGATTGTTCGTTGGAACACAGGCTCAGTGACTATATCTCCAGCATCGGGTGTCACACTTGCATCGGTTGATGGTTTATGCAGTATAGGTGCGTTGTACGGTGCAGTGAGCTTGAAAAAGGTGTCAACCGATATTTGGCTGCTTACGGGGTACGTAGCATGAGAATAAGCAGAAGAATGGCCGTTTACAGCCAAGTGTCGAAGTTTGACCCGAATACCGATATAACCTATACAGGCAGTAGAACGATCCTTGATGATGGGAATGGTAACTGGCGCGTGAAGTTTCTTACAAGCGGAACGCTGACATTCCTTAAGGATCCCAAGGGTATTGATGTATTTCTTGCCGGTGGTGGCGGCTCGGGAGGACAGGCCGGTGGCGGCGGTGGCGGGGGATATACCAAGAATATCTTTGGAATCTCACCTGTAAAGAATACAGGATATTCCATTGTGATCGGTGCTGGCGGGGCAGCTGTTGGCTCTGGCTCGGGACTTCCGGGTGGTGCCACCTCTGCTTTTGGACAGTCAGTCAATGGCGGCCTGGGTGGCGTTCGATCGTCCGACAACTATACTCGCCCTGGTGGGGCTGGCGGTTCTGGCGGCGGCGGATATAACAGCGGACTTGGCGGGACAGACGGAGCTAACGGTGGTGCTGATATGTCGGCTGGTGGTGTCGGACAGCATACAACAACCCGCGAATTCGGTGAAACTTCAGGAACACTGTACAGCACAGGCGGCAGGAGCGGAGGGCCGACTACCGGAGCCGCAAATACCGCACGCGGCGGGGACGGCTTTGCCACAACTGGCGGCTATTATGGGCTTGCGGGTGGCAGCGGCATCGCTGTAATCCGCAATGCGGCATAAGGAGGATTTGATGGATTACGCAATTATTGAAAACGGAGTCGTAGTCAATATTATTTCTCTGAATGATACAAACGCATTCGAGTTTCCCAATGCCGTCTGTGTGGACACGATTCCGGTTGCCATCGGTGATACGCACACCAATGGACAGTTCTATGGTGATGATAACAGTAGCGTCATGAACCGGCAGGATAATTCTGGAGGCATTCTTGATGAGCAGGATGCGTTGTACATAGATATGCTGTATCAAGAGATATTATTAGAACTGGAGGTATAAGGCCATGTTGTATCATGTTCTTGCTCGGATGATTGAGCGTGGGAACACAGTCGGGCTGCAAGAGAAGCTCGACATTTTTTATGCCGTGGGAAGGCTGACGGAAAACGAATACCAGGAACTGACCGACCTAGTGACTGAGAGGAGCCAATAAGCGTGAACGTAACCGGAAAACAGGTGGCCGAAAAAGCACTATCCTATGCGACATCGGTTAAAAGAAACATCTTCGGCACCATCACCAAGATTGAGGCGGATCCCGCCCGGTACCCTTACAAAAACGGCGCAGAGGGCCCGGCCGAGTTCGACTGCCAGGGCTGGCTGGAAGCGATTCTGCGAGCTCTGGGTCTCAAGGTATCCTTTGCCGGCACAAACGATATGTGGCGGAATATGGGGTACGAGAAAGGAACGATTGCGGAGTGCGTGAAGAGATACGGCAAGGTGCCGATTGGCACGCCCATCCTGATTGTGGATCACAACGGCGAGGAACCTGACAAGTACCAGGGCGATGGCGAGGGAAACGCATGGCATGTGTACATCAAGGTCGCCGACGGGTGGCTGATGCACGCGAGCCAAAGCAACGGCGGTGTATCCGTGAAAGAGTTCAAAGATAAGGCGATCAACGGCGGCCCCTCGCATTACCTGTTCCCCAAAGGCGTTACGTTTGAGGGTGTCAATGTGGAGACAGCAGCTGAGCAGGTATCCACGCCCGTCATGAGCGATGTGGACACTGCCATACCAGCACGTTGGAAGCCTCAATACTCGCATCTGCGATTCCGGCAGGGCGATATGGGCAACGGCGCCCGGGAGATCCAGACTGCTTTGAATAAGCTTGGGTATGGCCTGTCTGTGGACGGCGATTTCGGACCGCTGACCGATGAAGCGGTCCGCAAATTCCAGGGCGCGCATAAGCTCGAAGTTGATGGCGTGGTTGGGGAGTACACCTGGGAAGCACTGATTGACGCGGTAAACGCCGCATAAGAGAGGACTATACGATATGGACACTGTGTTGGCTTCTGCAATTTCCGCGGTTGTGGTTGGCATTCTCGCTCTGATTGGGAATATGTACGCATCAAAGAAATCCTCGGAGCGAACGGAAGCCTTGGTGGTCTATCGTATAGGGCAGCTTGAGACGAAGGTGGACAAACATAACCAGGTCATTGTCAGAACATTCAAACTTGAGGAAGGCCAGGCCGTGATATGCGAGCAGATCAGAGTGATCAACCATCGCATCGAGGACCTGGAGAAAGGGTAATCTATGAAATCATTCAAGGAATTTTGGAAAAGGGTAAGCACAAAGCTCTGTGTGATCTTCTCTGTGGTTAACTGGAAAGACGTCTTGATCCGATCGATTAAGACGTTTTTTCAAGCAGCAATCGCGCTGATCGGTGCCTCGCTGGCAGACGGCAGCATATTCCAGAACACAGGCCAGGCAGTGTGGCTCTCAGCAATTGCCGGTGGTATAGCGGCCGTGTGGAATGGTGTGCTGTCGCCGGCTTTTAACACGCTGCATAACAAGGCAGACGATGAAATACAATAATGAGATACCCCGGCAGGCTGATGCTTGCCGGGGGTTCTTGATAATTCACTTGCTCATTATAAAATGTGATTGACCATTTAAGAATAAATTCTTATATGGTTATTTCTCTTGAGGCTGATAAATTCCAGTCTCTTTGTTTATGCCTTATGCTATTATGTTTTCCATATAGCAATCAAGAAATTCTTCTGTAACACCACGTAGCTTTCTTCGCTGGCATATTACAAAAAGCTCTTCTACTGCCGAATATGGGAAGTACTGAACATTTAGTTCTCTGAACATTGACTTATTTGCTTCCTGAACCACATGCTGTCTGTCATCATCAGGAGCCACTATCACATACCGGGTCTGTATAGGCGGTATCTTACTAAAAAAATTAAGCATTCGTGTAAGACCGCTGGTAACCCCAGTTGAGTGCTCGACTTCCATGACAGCAGGCATCAAGCGGCCGTTTTTAAACCAGATACAATCAATAAATAAGCCAGCGTTAACGGCACCAGCAAAAGGGCTTACCAGTGCTTCATTCTGAAGTGTTTTTACGATTCCTGTCTGTTCAATTAGTGGCTTGTCATTATAAATTATCCCTTTATCATTCTGAGCTATCCATGTTCTGTAGCCCAGCTGTAACCCTATAAGATACAAAGCTATCTGTATTTGGGTGTGCCGCCGCGCCACTTCAATGTCCATACCGCGAAGATCAAGGTCCTGCGGCAATAAAAGGTTATCGTAGACGACAGCGCTTGTTGGAATTTCACTGATTACTATATCTGTAGCCTTCTCAAGCAATACACCGTTCTGATGAGGCTCTGTGGGTAGCCAAATAATATGTTTATGACCATGTTCGACATGTGTATGTCCTGCGATATCCTCAACCCTCCCCGGATAGCAAAAGTAGAATTGAGGAGTATAAGCAATCAAGCTTTCTAGTACTGAACGGGTATTGTAGCTTGCAGCAAGAAGTCGGTCCACATTCAAAGGCTGCCCTTCAAATATTGCATTTGCGACTCGCCATATCATCTCGGTAGACATACTTTCAGTTTTCGAAGTATCCGGAGATTCACCTTTACTGGGATTCCATCGTTTTATAGTTATAGGCCCTTCGGGCAGCATCACATCGACAATTCTGATTAGTCCATGATTACTTGGATTGATGTAATTATAATCACGGCCTTTAGGCAGCTGATTAATGGCTGAAACGAGATTGTACCCTGTTACTTTTTGCATATATTTTCCTCCAAATATACGCGGATCGTTTTTGCAATTCCGTCAGCCATGAGAAATGGGACCCCATTGCCTATTGTTTTGAACATATTCGATAGGCTCATGTCCTGTGGCAGCTCGAATTCTCTTGGCAATGACTGGATTGCCATTGCTTCAGCAGCGGATATACGCCTTTTCTCACAAGGGTGTAGGTGAACCTCGTTATTGCCATAAGCTGCTGTTGGCGAATACCGATATCTGTGCAATCGTTTATATGACTTTCGGCTTACGTCACCTTCAGATACGGTTGACATCTTCTCAATACCGCTTCTAGGTTTGAAGTGTGCTTTGGCATTGGGATGGTTTTTGACATCGTTCCTGGAAAACCAGTACTGAACGGTCAGTGGTTTCATACTTTCGCTGATGATGGAGGTGGCTTTCTCACCGAATGCAGTTGTACTGCACCACGGGTAATTCTTCACCTCGGCAGAGTTGTATCTCCTATAACGCTCCCAGGGGAATGACGTTAGCTCATCAGAATTCATATCGGCATGACACAGAATTGTTTTTTTTACTCCAAACAGTAAAACTCTTTCCCTGTCCTGAGGAACGCCAAATTCTAGAGCATTGCACAGCCGTTCACTTGTGGAATAGCCTGCCTGGTGCAAACTTTGTTTTAAAGACTCATAAAACTCCCTGTGCCTTGCGGTGCTCCATAGACCTTTTACATTCTCAAACAGAAAGAAATCCGGTTGTATATCAATAATGAGATTCACATATGCAAGCGAAAGCTTTCCGTTATCGCCTTCAGCCCCTTTATTTTTTCCCGCTACCGAAAAGTCCGGGCAAGGAGGACCACCAATAAAACCAACTAATTTTCTGTTCTTTTTCGAAGTGTCTACAAGAGTCTGGAGTTCTTCTTTTTTGCCATTCAAAAAATCATTGCCTTATCAAGAACGGATATCCGCCGCAGTACAGCCCGGAGGTGTTCAATAAGGTAATGGAACAAGTCGAAAACTTTGAAGAAAATAACTGAATACAGGACGCATAAGAGGAATGTTGAACGTGATTGTGAACAAATCAGTCAGTAGCAGGACATGGGATGGCGTTTGATTGTACTATGGGAGTGTGAGATCTCAACGAAGGAAAAGCAAGAAACGCGGTTACAGTCGCTCCTGGATGAGATAAAAAGCCATCGAAATATAGGAGGCGGTGCTTATGGCCACAGGCCGTTCATTCGCAGAATATGTAAAAAACAAATGCTATAACGGCTTGTACCAGGCAGCAGAAGAATATGTTACTGAGAATTGGGAGTCGATGAATCTTTATACCCGGAATGTCCATCGTATCGGGTTTGTTGAGATGACTGACGCCACAATCGAGAGGGTATATGTCCGAGATCTCCCGGGAATGCGCGTTGCTTTTGAAATCGGGCTGCAGCTGGAAATCGATGTCAAAGAGGGCGATTACCACTATGACGAAAGTGACCAGTGTTATCCTTGGATACGAATTTATTGTGAGGGCGATCTCTCTTGCGGTCTTGATGACTGGGAGATCATTCGGGTAGAACCGTACAGTAAGATTACTGCACCTCCAAATTCTCTATCAGATGCTCTTGTCCCTTTCATTCCCTACGATCAACTGGATAAAGGCGCTACCGACTTTCTAAAAGAACTTTATCCGGAAGCGCTTAAGGTTACACCTTACGGCCAGCCTCCTGTTAGCGTTGATCCGCTTGCTCTGGCAGATAGTCTGGGGCTAAAGATAAAGCGGCAGCGTATCCATGAAGATGCGTCTGTGTTCGGGAGGATATATTTCGTTGACACCGAAACGGAAATGTTCGATGCCAATGAGGGTAAGAATGTCATTATGACCATTCCTGGAAAGACCATCGTATTTGATCCCCAGATGTATCTGCTACGCAATCTCGGCTCTGTAAACAATACGATTATCCATGAGTGCGTCCATTGGGTTAAACACCGAAAAGTCTTTGAACTCGAAAAGCTATATAACGCCGAAGCCTCCAATATCAGCTGTGAAGTTATCGGCGGTGCGGCGTCGGCGGTTGCCCGTAGTGCGACTGAGAAGATGGAGAAACAGGCAAATCAACTGACGCCGAGAATTCAGATGCCCGCAGAGCCTTTTAAAGCAAAAGCAAAAGAGTATATCGCTAAGTTCATGCGCGAGTCAAACGCACGTCATGAAAATGAGGTCATGGAGCAGGTCATTACCGCTCTGGAGATGGCATTTGGCGTATCAAAGCAAGCGGCAAAGATACGACTTGTTGAACTGGGCTTTGATGCAGCTATCGGTACATATACATACCTTGACGATCACTATGTAAAGCCGCACACATTCCGAAAGGGATCCTTGAGTGTCAATCAAACGTTTTCCATTTCGGCGCAGGATGCGGCGGTCGAACGTTTTGTTAATCAGGATCTCCGTGAGTTGACCGCGAGTGGCGATTACCTGTTCGTTGATAATCATTACGTCTATAATGCGCCGCTCTATGTGCAGCGCGATGAAAATGGCCGGCTCGACCTGACAGATTATGCAAGGTCACACATGGACGAGTGCTGCCTGGTCTTTGACATGAAGATCACCGGCAAGGTGAGCGAGGAATATCACACAGCGTGTTTCCTAAACCGCGAAGACAGCAATATCACATTTGAACTGAAGTTCCATAACGGTTATCAGAATGCTCCGCAGGAACGACAGGTGGCAATGCGTAAGAAACAGAAGGAAGAGGAAATTGAAATTCGCAAGCAAATGACCGATGATCCGGAGCAATGCATGGAATTGTTGTTGAATTGGCGAGGAATGAAGTATACGGATTTGGGTGACGCGATTGACCGTGATCCGAAAACAATTAGCCGGACTGTAAAAGGCTCTACAAATCCTTCGGTGGAAACAGCAGTGCTGATTTGTTTCGGAATGAATCTTCCGCCTGTTATTAGTGAGAAATTATTGGAGGTACTGAACTGTAAATTGAAGCTAATAAATCCTGACCATCAATGGATTAATGAAGCACTGCATGTAAAATATCCGGAGCAATTAAGCGTGGTGCGTCAATACCTTTTGCAATATGGGGTAGAAATATAAAAATCGAACAAAAAAGCGGACATGGCGTGTCCTTTATATTGCGGTAAAGATCTATGTGTAAAATCATGGGTCTTTTCTGTGGTACAAATACAATAATACAAACCTGTTCCACCAAGAGTAAGTAGGAAGAAAATACCGCAATCTTTCCTGTGACCAATCGAGGAGCAAACCGTCGGAGTTATCTATGAAGCCTATTAAAGGCAGAAATGGATGGCTCCGGCTTTTTTATTAGCATGGACTTTGACCAGACACGGCATGTCCATTTTCAAAAAATATTCCGTGGTAGATTAATGATAGCAAGGCATTAAGCCTTGCAAACGTAAAAAATCTCAATGTCCGAGATGCGCATCAGGACGGCGGGATGCATGAGAGTTTAGGGCACAGCATTAAAGGCTGTGTTTGGAATGAAGATGCACCCACCGTGATTTCGTGCGCCCATTTATCGGACAAGCGAAGTTTGTGAACAGCTTCTTCCACAGGCTCTTTATGTGTCCCACCGTCAATGCCCCGGACGGAAAGGACGCAACAAGTGCAAATCAATTACAGAAACGCTGACGGCAAAATCATCGAGCTGGAGGTGTCCGAAGAAGTCGGAACCTTCTATTTGGAATCAATCGATGCAGAAAAGAAAAACGACCGAAAAAACTCACGCCCGGATCGACATACACAGCTTTCGACCTTCGATTACGAGGATGTTCGCTATTTCAGCGATGGAACCGATCTGCTTGCGGACTTAATTGAGACTGAGGCAATCAGCCACGCCATGTCTTGCCTGAATGAACGCCAGCAATACCTGGTTCGCAAGTGCCTGCTGGAGGGATGGTCATATACCAAACTTGCCGCCGCTGAAGGTAAGGATGAATCCGCAATTCGCCACGCCATAGATAGAGCTAAGAAGAAGCTTAGATATTTTCTTGAATAGGACCGTCCGATTCGGACCTTTCTCCTGGCTTAAAGCGAAAGCACACACAAAAAAGCTTTCAGAAAGGCAAGGTGAAGCACATGAGGCAAACGCTCAGAATCAGTGTTTCCAAGGAACCACCGGGCGGCGGGATCGTTGGCTGCCGACACGTCACCATGCGGGAGCGACTCCTTCGGCTCCTGCTTGGCAGCAAACAAAGGCTGACGGTCATTGTACCCGGTGACAATGTAAAAACACTGTCCATCGTTGAAGAGGGAGGTGAAAGCGGTGAGCAAAATCAAGCTGCTATTTGATGTGGTCGATACCATTCGCTCTCTGGCCGACAGCCTGCAAGCGATAGCGGAAGCGATGGCGGGAAATGAACCTGCCGAGACTGCGTCAGAAGCGCTGACCTCTGCGCAACCAAAGCAAACGGAAAAGCCCGTATCACTGGAGCAGGTCAGAGCTGTATTGGCTGAAAAAAGCCAGGCTGGTTTTACTGCAGAAGTGCGAGGGCTGCTCGAAAAGCATGGAGCACTAAAGCTTAGCCAGATTGACCCGGCCAACTATGCGGCCCTCTTGGCAGACGCGGAGGGGCTCGAATGAGCGGGCATGCGATTCTCTCCGCATCAAGTGCGCATCGCTGGCTGATCTGTACAAGGGCACCGCGGTTGGAACAGGAGTTTGCTGACAACAGCGGCGAGGCAGCTGCTGAGGGCTCCGCTGCCCACGCGCTGGCTGAACATAAGCTGAGGAAAGCTCTGAAGCAACGCTCGAAAAGGCCAGTCTCCAAGTATGACTCGGATGAAATGGAGACCTGTACCGATGACTACGTTGATTTCATACTGGAGATCATCGCGGAGTTAAAGCAAACCTGCTCTGATCCAACGGTCTTGATAGAACAGCGTTTGGATTTTTCACGCTTTGTGCCGGATGGCTTTGGTACAGGTGACTGTGTGGTCATTGGCGATGGAACGCTTCATATCATTGATTTC